GGTGGATCTAAAAAGTTCTACGTTTATGTCATGAATCCTAAAACTAAGAAAGTAAAGAAAGTTTCTTTCGGAGATACTTCTGGATTATCAGCTAAGATTAATAATTCAAAAGCAAGAAAAGCTTTCGCCGATCGTCATAACTGTAAGAATAAAAAAGATAAAACAAAAGCAGGCTACTGGTCTTGTAGATTACCAAGATATGCTTCCTTGCTTGGATTAAAAGGATCTTATTCAGGATACTGGTAATGATTAAATTAGTAGACATACTAAAAACTGTCCTTGAAGAAGAAAAGGAGAAACGTGATAGATGTCTACGTATTGCTGACCGTAAATATGATAAACCTTCAGCATACAAATCAGGTGCTGTAGTTAGATGCCGTCAAGGTGAGATCTGGAAAGATATTAAAGAAGAAGAGGAACTTGAAGAAGCTGAATCCTTACATAAATGGTTCAACCGTCAAGGAGCAAAAGGAAAAGAAAGAGGCTGGGTAGATTGTAATGCACCAGATGGAGACGGAGGGTATAAATCTTGCGGAAGAAAAGAAGGAGAGAAACGTTCAAAATATCCTGCCTGTAGACCAACAGCAGCTCAATGTAAAACAAAAGGAAAAGGTAAAACCTGGGGAAAAACAAAATGAAACTAGTAGACATCTTAAGCGAAGCAGAGGTAGCAAAATGTCCTGCACCTACTCAAAATATTGAACTTAACCTTCAGAACAGACAGAAGGCAATTAATGAATATGGATACGGACCATTAAATCCAAATGAACCTAATGAGAAGTTCTGGCAGGCTAAAGTTGATATGTGGAAGCTTGATTCTGCAGAAGAGGCTAAAAAATCACTTTGTGGTAATTGTGCAGCATTTGACGTAACAAAAAAGACTTTAGACTGTATTGCAAAAGGAATAGGTGACGATGAAGGTTCTGAAGATCCTTTCGATGTTATTGAAGCCGGTCATCTAGGTTATTGTAGGTTCTTAAAGTTTAAATGTGCAGCTGCTAGAACTTGTGATGCTTGGGTTGTTGGTGGTCCACTAACAGACGAAAAAAATGATAAACAAGCTTAAAGAATGGTTTGACCATTTAATTATACCGAGACCGGAATTAAGTAATATACCGATCTGCCCTTTCGCTAAAGGAGCAGTTGCAAACCAGCAGTATACTGTAGAAGAAACAAACCTAGACGATATTGCATTTCAAATTAGTAATGCAAACGTTCAAGTCTATAAGGTTTGTATTTTTTATTTACCTAATTATGAGGATTACGAAGTAGAAGCATTAGAAACTAATACTAGAATGCTTAACCGTACTTTTATGCCCGGTAATAAAGTAGTTTTAGATAGTGATCCTAGAAATCCTTTTGTAATTAACGGAGTAACAACCACCTTTCCGGATTGTTATATATGGATAGTTCAGGACCTAGCAGACTTGACTTCTAAATCAAATAGTCTTAAATTTACAGATTATTATAGTTACTGGACAAAAGAGCAATTAGACGAAGTTGTATCATGGAGAAACCTTACAGAGACCTAGAAGTTACTGACGAGTATATCATTCGTGAGTTTAACGAAAACATAGACCCCATAGAATTACTATGGCATCGAGATGATGAAGATAGAACCGTGGAGATACTTGGAGAAACAGACTGGAAAGTACAGCTAGATAACCAGTTGCCAACTTCTTTAAATGAATCTATATTTATAAAGAGACATGAGTGGCATAGAGTGATTAAAGGCACCGGTACTCTAAAGTTAAAAATATATAAGTCATGAAAGAAGCTATAATTTGGATTATTATCCTAGTTTTCGGTGGCGGGATTGTTTATAGTCGTTTCTTTAAACCAGAAGAAAAACTACCAGACACCTCAGTTTACGAAAGAAGAATTGATTCGTTGAATAACGAAATTGAACTAAACAATAGAAAAGTATTGCAATTAGATTCATTAGTAGATATTCAAAAGAACAGAATCATCAAGTTAGAAAACAAGTTAAGTAAAACCGCAGCCGAGGCTGCTAAAGAACAAAAAGAACATGAAGAAGATCTTAAGCGTATTAATGCTATGTCTAATAGCGATGTCGCCGCTCTATTCGCAGAAAGCTTCAAGTGATACCTGCTGTGTACCTTGTGCTAGTCTGAAGAAAGCAATTATTGTTAAACAGGAGAGAGTTTATTGCGGTGCTCAATTAGGATTTGCCCGTGATTCTATTAGTGCTTTGCAGGAGATTATTACTGCTAAAGATACTATCATCCTTCATAGAGACAGTACTATTTTGTTATTTAAAGATAGTGAATTAAAATATAAAGAAGTTATTAATAATAAAGATACAATTATAGGAGTCTACAAAAAAGAAATAGACAATCTTAGAACAGCTAGAAATGGAGCTTATGCTTTAGGTATACTGTCAGTCCTATTAAGTATCTTCATCGGTCTATGAGTCAACCAGATTTAAAAGCAGTCATCAGGCAAGAATACATAAAGTGTGTAGTTGATCCTGTACACTTCATGAAGAAATACTGCTACATTCAGCACCCATTAAGAGGTAGAATCTTATTTCATTTATATCCTTTTCAGGAAAAAGTACTAAAACACTTTCAAGATAACCCATATTCTATCATTTTAAAGTCAAGACAGCTCGGTATTTCGACTTTAGGAGCGGGATATGCACTGTGGTTAATGCTTTTTCACAAGGATAAAAACGTACTAACCCTTGCAACTACACAGGCAACCGCACGTAACTTGGTGTCAAAAGTGCAGTTTATGTACGAAAATTTACCTTCTTGGTTAAAAATTGACGCAGAAGAAAAGAATAAACTGAGTCTAAGACTGTCAAACGGGTCAAAAATCACCGCTAAATCATCAAATGCTGATGCTGCTCGTTCAGAAGCGGTATCTCTACTATTGATTGACGAGGCGGCGTTCATTGATAACATTGCAGAAACATGGGCATCAGCTCAACAGACGTTAGCAACGGGTGGTGGTGCGATTGTACTATCAACTCCTTACGGAACTGGTAACTGGTTTCACCAAACCTGGGTTAGAGCTGAGTCAAAAGAGAATGAATTCCTACCAATTAAGCTACCTTGGTTTGTACATCCTGAAAGAGATCAAACTTGGAGGGATGCTCAAGATAACTTACTAGGAGATCCACGACTTGCAGCACAGGAGTGTGATTGTGACTTTGCTACTTCTGGGGATACTGTATTCTACGGAGAGTATTTAGAGTATTATCAGCAGACCTACATGACTGAACCGATGGAAAAACGTGGTGCTGACATGAATTTATGGATTTGGGAACCTGTTGACTACTCAAGAAGCTACATGGTAGTAGCAGACGTAGCTAGAGGTGATGGAAAAGACTATTCAACCTTCCATATATTAGATATTGAGAACAATACTCAAGTAGGAGAATATAAAGGACAGTTAGGAACTAAGGAATTTGGCCATTTACTAGTGGGTATTTCAACAGAATACAATCAAGCTTTACTTGTAATTGAAAATGCTTCTATTGGATGGTCTACTATTCAGACTGTTATTGAAAGAGGTTACGATAATCTATACTATTCACCTAAAGGAGGTAACGTATCAGCCGATTCTTACTTCGATCAGTACGATCACAACTCAAATATGGTAGCTGGATTCTCTATGAATGCAAGAACTAGACCATTAGTTATCGGTAAATTCCAAGAATACGTTAATGAAAAAGCAGTCACTATTCATTCCAAGCGTTTACTTGAGGAGATGAAGGTGTTTGTTTGGAAGAACGGTAGGGCAGAAGCACAAGGCGGTTACAATGACGACTTAGTAATGGCTTTCGGTACAGCGATGTATATTAGAGACACTGCTTTAAAATTCCGTCAGCAAGGATTAGACCTTACCCGCAATGCTCTAAACAACATCACAGTTACAAAACCTTCCTACCAGGGTATCTATTTACCTTCTCACGTTGCCAACCCTTATGAGATTGACAATGGAAAAGGAGGAAAGGAAGATATAAGCTGGATGTATTAACTATTTATACTTATATTAATATTAAACAATGGCTGATACCAGTATATTTTCGAGATTACGTAGATTGTTTTCTACAGATGTTATTATCCGGAACGTCGGTGGAAATCAGTTAAAAGTAGCTGATACAAATCAAATTCAGATGTCAGGAGAGTTAGAAAATAACTCTTTGATGGCTAGATACAATAGAATCTATACAACATCACCTACATCTCTCTACGGATACCAATCATCTTTTAACTACCAAACACTTAGAACCCAATTATATTCAGAGTATGATGCGATGGATACTGATGCAATCATTGCTTCTGCCTTAGATATCCTTTCAGAAGAATCTACCCTTAAGAATGATATGGGAGAAGTTCTTCACATTAGATCAAATGACGAGAATATTCAAAAGATTCTTTATAATTTGTTTTACGATGTATTGAACGTTGAATTTAATTTGAGTTGGTGGATTAGGAATATGTGTAAATACGGAGACTTCTTTTTAAAATTAGAAGCTTCAGAACAATACGGCGTTTATAACGTAATTCCTTTTGCTGCATTTAACATTGAAAGACAAGAACACTATGATCCTGAAAACCCTACTGCTGTTAGATTTAGATATGACCCTGATGGGTTGGCCGCTGATACTTATGGATACTTTAAGACTCCTAACCAGCATGACGCCAAGTCTATCTACTTTGACAACTACGAAGTAGCTCACTTCCGTTTATTAACAGACGTTAACTTCTTACCTTACGGCCGTTCTTACATTGAACCTGCCCGTAAATTATTTAAGCAGTACACTTTAATGGAGGATGCTATGTTGATTCATAGAATTGTAAGAGCTCCTGAGAAGCGTATTTTCTATATGAACGTAGGTGGTATTCCTCCTGCAGAGGTAGAGAACTTTATGCAGAAGGCTATCTCTAAAATGAAGCGTACTCCTTATATTGACCAGCAAACAGGTGAATATAACTTAAAGTACAACATGCAAAACTTAATGGAAGATTTCTATGTTCCAGTTAGAGGTAATGATACTGCAACTAAGATTGATACTTTAGGAGGTTTACAGTACGACGGTATCACCGACGTAAATTACTTAAGAGATAAGTTATTTGCTGCTTTAAGAATTCCAAAAGCATTCTTAGGGTATGATGAAAAGCTACAAGGTAAAGCTACTTTGGCTGCTGAAGATATTCGCTTTGGTAGAACAGTAGAGAAGATTCAAAGAATCATGGTTTCTGAGCTTTATAAGATTGCATTCGTGCATTTATACATTCAAGGCTACAGAGACGAATCATTAACTAATTTCGAATTATCATTAACAACTCCTTCTATCATTTACGATCAGGAAAGAATTATGTTATTGAAAGAAAAGATGGAATTAGCTCAAACAATGATGGATTCTCAATTGATTTCTTCTGATTGGATTTACGATAACATCTTCCACTTAAGTGCAGATCAATACGATGAGATGAGAGAGTTGGTTCTTCAGGATGCTAAGCGTAAATTCAGAATGTCTCAGATTGAAAACGAAGGAAACGATCCTTTAGAGACTGGAGAAACTTACGGTACTCCTCACGACATTGCAACCTCATACGGTAAAGGTAGAGTCTACGATAGACCGGGAGCAGTACCAGATGGATATAATAAAGATGAGCCTATTATGGGACGTCCAGAAGAAAAAGCTTCAAACATCAATACTACTAACGATCCTTTAGGATTAGATAGATTGGGTAAAAAAGCAATGAAGACCGATGACCAGCAAGGTTACGGACGAGATAATACTTCACCGTTTGCATTAGAAAATACTAAAAAGGAATACACCAAACACAAGAGAACTCTCGACGGTCTGGCTCCTAAAAAGATGATTTTTGAAGCAGAAAGAAAAGCAAACGGATTATTAGACGAAAGCCAAATTAGGGAATAAACATTTAACATATATTTATTATAAAACCATCGAT